TAATATATCCTCTTCTACATTATCAGAATTTACATCTTGTTTAGTCAAGAATTCCAACAATACAACTTTGCAATCTACCATTTGAGACGGTGCTACAAAAGTAGAGGAATTGTAACCTTCAATTAAAGTATAGATGGAGGCTAGTTCTTTATAGTTTTTAATTTTAATACCAAAGAAAGTATCAAGATCGTAATTATCTTTTATTTCTTTAATTATATTATATTTTTGTCGCTTTAATGAGGATTTGTTTAAATTAGTAGATGATTCTAAAATAGTACTAATAACGGTATTAGCTCTTCCCTCATTTAATACTTTGGATTTTAGAATAGACTCATATAATCTGTATTCTTTTCCCAATTCACTCTTGACAAAATATTTTTTCATAATGTCAATAGCGGGGGAATCAACTCCCTTCAATGTGTCTATTGTCACCTGCCTTACTAACAGTTCAAATAAAATGCCAGTATTACGGAATTTGCTATGCTTGATTCTCATCAAAGGAATGTATTTGTTTATAAATATTAAGGAAATCTTACTCTTTCAATTGTTTTTCATCTAGCAACGAAGTATCGTCTTTATCTTGCTCAAATATCAGTTTTTTCCTGTCCATTTTGGAAAAAATATCTTTATTTTTCAAGAAAGAAACTTGAGCATTTTCGAGTGCCATACCACTTTTGTTAGTATCTGTACGGCTATCGGATGAATCATTTTTATCAGTGTCTTTCATTCTCTTAACACCCAAACGATCTTTGCCAAAATTACTATCTTGCTTTCCGATATTAGAGATAGAATTTTTTGGTCTACCTAATGTTTCATCCTCATCGTATCCACGTGGAACGTTTTTAGGATCAGAATCGTTTCTACCTTTACCATATAATGAAGCTAGATCGTGTGGGGTACCATAAGATTTACCGCTTTCAACTGGGTCATTACCTTCGTTTTCAATTTGGGTAACTCGGAATGCTCGTTTAGCATCTTCTCTAATTAGATCTCTATATTCATCGTACTGGTCTTCAGATAAGTGGAATATGTTATCGTAAATCCAATCTGTAGGTAATAGTTTTTGCTCTAGTAATGATTGAGCTAGTTCGGCTTTAGACTTCATCAACTCAATTTTCTCTTGCTCAAATATAATAGAAGGAGTTTGCATAGACAATTCAAAGTTTGTCAACGCCTCATCTCTATACCCTTGAGAATATAAGTGTACTAGAGCAATTTTGTTAAGTTCTGATACTAGGATACGTTGGATACGTTCAATTGTACGAGCAAATCTAATATCTTCAGCTGCTAATGTTGCTTTGCCCTCTATATTTTCGTCATATCCTAAAAATGCTTTAGGTACTTTAAGGGCAGCAAATAATTTGTTTCTTAGATATTCAACATCTTGGATACCATCGTAATCTAAACCTTTAGTGGTTTCAATTTTAGTTGTTGTATCATTTCCACGAATCGGGATATAAAAATCCTCCATCATGTTTTGCATATTATATTTCAAATTGTAGTCTCCAGTTTGCTTATCAACATATGGAGTACGTTTCATATTTGAAATTGTTTTCTGCATAAACGCATCTACTTCATTCGGAGGAATAGAACCTACGTTTACATAGAATATACGTTTTTCTGGGGCGCGAGCGATTCTATGAATTAACATCGCATCTTCCATCAAAGTATATTGCTTAAATAGTTTACGAGCGGGCTCAATATATGAACGACCATATGGAAGGTAATTGGTATCTCCAATTAGTCTGAAGTGAGCCATTTCATAGTTATCAAACGTTACACCACCTGTTTGGTCTGTACCTTGTCCGGTAACAGCATATAGTCCGGAATTAGCATTTACTAGCCCGTCAGGTGAATATCTAAATTTAACCTCAGATGGATTGTTGCGATTAAATCCTTCTAACCTTTCAATATGAAATGCAGTATATGGAATTACATTGTACACACCATATTTTTCGGCAATTTCTAGCTTAAGGAAAAAGTCACCATATTTTGACATTTGTCTAACCCAAGCCCATAAATTGAATTCTATATTTAAAACATCATAGAATAAGTTGTATAGAATTTTTTGAATGTTTTCGTTAGAAGAGCGAATAGATAATACTTCGCCCATATCGTTTTTCAAAGTACATTCATCAGCTATAATGTCCAAAGCAGAAGCTATAATAGCATCTTGATCCATTACATCATATTCTGAATATAATTGGGGTCTTAGGTACTTGTAGTTGAAATTAAATTGAGAACCGTACAGTGAGCTAGGATTAGTAGAATAGATTCTATTGTACCTGTCCATAAGAGAATTAGTTTGAATTGCTCCATTGGATTGGATTTGATTAGTATCCATTACACTAATTTGATTACCTCCAACATTTCGGATGATTACATCTGTTGAAAATAATCGTTGTAGTCTACTAAATAAGCCTGTGTTTGCCATATTGTTAATTATTGTTATAAATATTGTTAAAGTAGCCAGCTTATATCTTCTTTCCCGCCATATGGATTTTCAATATGGTAAGGATTATCATTTTTGTTAGCGTAATACGCTCCTTGATATGAAGTTCTATTAACTGTTATATTGTTTAATGCACTGCGTGTTAAATCTAATCCCCTTTGTCTGTATTTCAAAGCTGTATCTCGAATATACATTGCTATTCCAAAAGCCATTACCAAGTCATCATTATAACCTTGTTGTGCTTCTGCTCTGCCATTTTTCCAGATGAATACTTTCATTTCCTCTATCAATCTTTTTGATTGGATAGTTACAGATTTTTCGGAAATATATTCTTGGAACTTACCTACCACCATAGGGCGGGTACGAGCCGACATTGTAAATCCTGCTACTGCTTTCGAGGTATCCATATATTTGTCAAAATACGAATCAGCATTTGCCTCGGCACGGGGAGAATAATAGAGATTGGAATAATTTCTATCTATTGCTACTTGTATAGTTGCCCACCCAATATTAGCATTTTCTATCACTAGTAATGCTTCATTATATTCTGTAGCTATACCTACTAGCAAATGTCCAAATTCTTTAGTTCCAATTTGACCTTTATATTCGGCTACTTGTACGTTTGATTCTACATCTATAACGTGGAATGTAGAATAATCCTTACCATCACCACGGGCTACGTCAGCTACTACTATATAGCTTCGAGTATAATCAGGTGATTCCCATACCCATAAGTTTTGATCTGCACCTCGTCTCTCTAGTGGGTCTTTAATATATGTTTTTTCGTAATATTCTAAATATTCACTGTAGAATACAATATCCCCAGAGGTGGAAAAATCACAATCACATTCTTGAGCTGCTAATCTAGGATCACCTAGTAATTCATCTTGTCTATCTCTCCATGTTTGGTCTCGTTCTGGGTGAACCATCCATGGTAATTTGATAGGTATAAAATCGTTTTCTGCTGATTCTGCTTTAACCCATGTTTGATGGAACCAGTTTCCAGTACCATAAGGAGTAGATAATACAATAGCACCACCACCAGTTGCTAGGGTTTGTTGAGCGGAAGCCCACGTTTCACCAATATTTTCGATGAAGGCTGCTTCATCTATTATTAGCAAAGATACTGCTTCTGATCGTGCGGAATCAGAATTTGAAGATTTGGCTTGTATTTTAGATCCGTTAACTAGTTGTAGTGACAATTTATTGTTTTCTACTGCATCTACTTTTAACCATGAGGGTAAATTTTCCCACATGAATTTTACCTTAGATACTATGTTACGAGCAGTTGCTTGAGTTGTTGCTAGAGCTAGTACGTTTTTATCTTTATGGAAAAGCATTAACCACGTAGCATATCCTGCAGCTAAAGTAGAAATACCTAGCTGACGGGATTTTAGTAGAATAGTATAGTCGTGTTTTTTGAATAGGGTAAGTACCTTTTCCTGGAATGGATATAGATTAAATTGTATTCTACCCCTTTGTGGGTGTTGGATATAACAATATTTGCGCATAAAGTGAACCGGATCTTGGGAACACTTTATATATTCTTGTTTTATTATCTCCTTTATATTGGGATTGGACATATTATTTTATTTTAAAATAAATAGTACCGCCAATATACTTAAGATTCCTGTACCTGCAACCATTTTATTTTTAATTTGTGATTTTTTTAAATCTCGTTGTAATCTACTTGATAACTCTTGTGATAAAGCCAATTGTTCAGATCTAGTATCTATAATAGATTTATAGTTAAATATTTGAGTATTTAAATTGGAAATGATACTATCTTTAAATACAATTTTCTGTTCTAGCAATTTAACTTTATCTTGTGTAAAGGATAGTTCTTGTTTTGTACCATCCCCTACTATAAGATCTTTAATTACTAGACGAGCTATTGGTTTTTCTAAGCGAATCAAAGTAGAATCGATAGCGGTTTGTGAAAAACTCTTTGAGCTCATCATCAGTATAGCTATCAACACTACTAACTTTTTCATTAACTTCATTTCTTAAGGTATTTATACTGTTATCTTTTAAATCAAGTTCTTGATCCAATTCAGATATTTGTATGTTTAAGGTATCAATTTTCAAAGATAAATCATCGTTCACATCTTGTAGCGAATCGACTTTTTCATCTAGTTTTTCGATTTTTAGATTATATTCTTTAACGTAATCTTCTTTTTTGTTAAAGAAAAATAAAATGAAAATACAAACCCCTATTACAACTAATATATTAAAATATTTCACTTTATTTGTCTAGAATTGCCTCTAGTTCTTTTTTAAGTTTAGTTTTTTCTTTCAAATCAGCTACAATTTTTTCTTTTGCAGCACCTTCAGCTTCCTTGTATTTTTTAGCTAAAGATTTCATTTCTCGGGTTAATATAGCTAATTCATCTTTTGCTTTAGCTACACCTTTTGTAGCTTTAGCATCTTTTTTCAAATCTGCTTTAGATGGTTCTTTGTCTTTATCTCCATCTTCATCTTTGGATTTGTACCAATCATCTTCTTTTTCTACATCATCCTCTTCCTTTTCTTCAAGTTTTTTAACACTTGTAATATTAGGATTTTGCTGCTTAAATTTATCAGCTTCACCCTGAGATTTGAAAGAAGAAACAGTTTTGGTTCCAGTTTTCCCAGTTAGCTCATATGCTTCTGCTTCAGATAGAGTTTCAACAATTTGCTCCTTAATGTATTTCTTAAGTTCTGATTTTTTCATGATGATATTAATATTTATATTTTGTTATAAATATATCAGGAATTAATAACATTCAGAATCTGCTGTATTCGTTCAGGGGTTGAACCACTGATAGTATGTATAGATTTGAATCTATGGGAATGTGATTGTAGTAAATGCTGTATATTAAAGTCAATTAAATCTCTATATTCAGCATTAGTTTCTCTAACTGAATTATCTTCTATAGGTAATCCTTCAGGTGAAATATAGAATATATAATCATATTCTCCCACAAACATAGAAGCATATTG